TACCGCTGATACGTTCTTGATCTACGACGCAACAGCTAGCGTATACAAGTACATTAACCTTGAGGATCTTACCCAGTATGTTGGTTCTAACATTAGCGTTGCTGCTGCGGGAAGCAATGCACAGGTAATATACAACAACGGAGGAGCATACGGCGGATCTGCAAATCTTACATTTAACGACTCGCCCGGCTCTGAGCAGCTAAACTTTATGGGCATTGACTTCGTACAGCGCGAAGCGTCAAATGGAACTTGTGCCTTTTTTAGCCGTTCAGATAGTGCTACAATTAATAACGCTGTAACAAATGGCGTTGTAACAACAATCGAAGCTGATCTCTTTAAAGGAGGTTGGATTATCGATTATATGATTTATGGATCTGGTGGCTCTATTGCTCGCGTTGGAGAAATCCACGTTGTATGGAACCAATCAAACCTTGCAACATCACCAGTAATGGTAGACTCAATCAAAACATCAATTGGTTCATCTACTGTATCTACGTTTGTCTTTAATGTAACAATTTCATCTACTACGCTTCAGCTTCGCGCAACCAACACTGTTGGTGAAAATATGACTGTTCTCGTTAACGGGAAAGCATTCTACGCGTTCTAAGATGACGAAAGAAGAAGCACGAGTAGAGCTGTTTATTCTAGCTCGCAACAACTTCGAAGAGATTATGGAGAAGGCCAAAGACCTTGGCATCTATGACGACTTTATGATGATTGCGACAGTTGGATTAGTGGCTGGAGAGAAGGAGGGCAAGAACGTTGTTGAGTCTATCTCTAGCATTGACGTGGACAACACCGAGGAGATGAACTCTTTGTTAATGTACTTGGCTACATCATTTGCTGAGATGGATGGCGACGACGATGACACCGATCCATCTGATCCAGATTTCTGGTTAAATTTGAACTAAATTAAAAACAATTGAAAACGTGGACCTTATTCGTAAAATTATTGCGGGCACTGACCCGCTTAAAGCGCTCGCGTACTACGTGGGGCAAAAGGCAGGCGAAGGAGAAATAGACTCCATCGTACTTGATGGATCACACCTCCACAATCACGGAGAGCGTAGATACCTTATCTACCTAAAGAAAGACAACGGCCTTATGCTGTGGAAGTCTATCGAGGCTATGCCTGTCATCATAGAGTACGATTGCAACTTCTAGTTGTAACCGACTTACAACTTTTATTTTAATTCATATGAAACCACTGTACCACATCCTTGTACATATCCCGTCGGCTGTAAACGACACAATCAAAGTAGGTGAAACTGAAATCTACGTTGACACTAAGTTCAACGAGTTTGAGTACCGCACGATGAAGGCGAAGGTTGTTGGAATTCCAGCGAAGTTCGAATCTCAGGTAGAGGTTGGAGACTATGTGTTCCACCACCACCACGTAGCGCTGAACGATAACCAAATTGTTGACGTCAACGAAAAGGTCTACCGTGTCAACTACGACCCGTTCGGTGGTAGCGCAAACCAAGCCTACCTGATTGAGAAACCGGATGGAACTTTGATTGCTGTTGCGGACTGGGTGTTCCTAGAGCCAGTAGAGCAAGAGCCTGAACTCAAGAGCGATGTTCTGGAATTACTTACGTTTAAGGAGCCGGAAAAGCGTTGGGGACGTATCGTGTACGGAAGTCAGTGGCTGGAGTCAGAAGGACTTGCTGTTGGTGATGTGGTATTCTTCGCTAAAGATGCAGACTACGAGATGGACATCAATGGCCGCAAGCTGTGGCGTATGCAAATCCACCACCTGCTATGCGTAAAGCAGTAAGCAAGTTCACCACTGTTGACGCAGCCCGCAACCTTATCTCCGCAATGGAGGCTGCCATCCAGAATATGACCGAAGAGATTCGCAAGCCAGTAGACCCTGACCTAACGGGGTCTGCTCGCAAGGCGGAACTTCAGGCCATCAAGGACACGGCATTGGCGTGTAAGGAACTTATTGTGGAGCGACAGAAGCTAGAACAGCTAGTCGGAGACCTCGAGGAGTCTGGCGGCTTTGAGGAGGAGAAGGACTTCAAGGGAGGATTCGCAGAACGTAACGCTCGTAGGTAATGGCTGGACTGAAGATGATAGACGGTGAAGAGGTGATCAACATCTGTCCGAACAACTCTGAAGGACCTATCATTGAGATTGAGTCGCTAAGCATCCAGCTACCCGAGCCAACGAATGTTCTATTCCAAAGTTTGCCAATAGTGAACCAAAGGTGGCAAAGATTTGAATTGCCACGAGAGCTCGCACAGATCAAGGCTATGGACGACTGGTACGAATCACCACGAGAGTTCCAGCAGAAGTGGAGTCCCTACATTGAGGAGGAGTTCCGCCGTAGACGTGAGGGTGTTTGGTTTATGAATAACGGTGTTCAAACATACATTACTGGCCACCACTATATGTTTCTCCAGTGGAGTAAGATTGACATCGGATATCCGGCATACCTCGACTTCCAAAGAAAGCTGTTCACCCACTTCGCTGCGTGCGAGGCTGATCCTCGTTGCTTGGGGCAAGTCTACACCAAGTGCCGACGCTCTGGCTACACCAATATGAGTGCGGCCACGCTGGTTGATGAGGGCACTCAGGTGAAGGAAAAGCTGTTGGGCATTATGAGCAAGACAGGTACGGACGCTCAGGAAGCGGTGTTCGGCTCTAAGATTGTACCCATCTACAAGGGCTACCCATTCTTCTTTACAGCCATTCAGGATGGTACGACTAACCCACGTATGGAACTTGCGTTTCGAGAACCAGCCAAGCGAATCACCAAGAAGAACAAGACCTCACAGCGAGGAGAGGCACTTGACACGATCATCAACTGGAAGAACACAACAAACAACGCATACGACGGAAGCAAGACACATATGCTGTTTCTCGATGAGGCTGGTAAGTGGCTGAATCCTAACGACATACGTGAGGTGTGGCGAATCCACAGAACGTGTCTGCTCGTTGGTCGTAGGGTGATTGGAAAGGCGATGGTGGGCTCTACCGTGAATCCACTTGACAAGGGCGGACGTGAGTTCCGAGATCTGTACTACGACTCTGACCCGAACGACCGCAACGACAACGGACGTACTAAGAGTGGACTGTACAAGATATTCATACCAGCATACGACGCACTAGAGGGATTTTTTGACCAGTACGGAATGCCGATTGTTGACGACCCCGAGCAGCCAGTAATGACTGAGGATGGAACGTTCACCACAATTGGTGCACGCACGTTCTTGAAGAACGAGAGAAAGGGACAGCAGAACAACAGCTATGAACTAAACGAAATTATCCGTCAGTTCCCGTTCACTGAGGACGAGGCGTTCCGTGATTCGACCAAGTCTTCACTGTTTAATATTCAGAAGATCTACGAACAGATCCAACATAACGAAGAGCTGTTCCCTAATCCAGTTATCATTGGAAACTTTCAATGGAAAGAAGGCAAGCAAGACACGGAGGTTGTCTTTGCACCAGACCCTAACGGAAGATGGAGGGTGGCGTGGCTAGCACCACAGGATATTCGAAATAAACGAAAGATAGAGAACAACAAGATGGTTGCCCCGAACGGAGCGTTCGGCGTGATGGGTGTTGACTCCTATGACCTTGACACTACCATTGACTACCGAGCATCTAAGGGTGCCTGCCACATCTACAACAAGTTCTCGATGGAGCATCCAGCCAATATGTTTGTAGCTGAGTATGCCTCTCGTCCTCCGCTTGCTAAAATATTCTACGAGGACATCCTTATGGCTGCTGTATTCTACGGCTATCCTGTGCTCATAGAGAACAACAAGTACGGCATTGCACGATACTTCGAGTCGCGAGGGTATGACGAGTACCTAATGGATCGTCCAGCACATCTTATGTCGTCATCGGCAAAGGTGAACGTAAAGACAAAGGGTATCCCATCCAACAGCCAAGACGTAATCCAAGCCCACGCTCAAGCGATTGAGGCATACATCCACGACCACGTAGGACTCCACAACGAGACCGGACACTTCGGGAAGATGTACTTCACAAGGACACTGGAGGACTGGATTAACTTCAAGATTGACGACAGAACAAAGTTTGACTTAACCATAAGCTCTGGACTTGCACTTCTTGGAGCCCAAAAGCAGGTAAAGGAAACAAAGAAGACGAACTTCAATGAGAAGGTTTTCTTCCGTAAAGGCAAGGAAATTACGCGCTGAGATAACACGTACCTTTGTGCATAAACTGCGATAAATGGATCAATACTCAGTAAAAAGCAGCGGGTACGACTCTACGTTTCCTGATCCGCTTGCGTCACACGAGGCCAAAGTAAGTAAAGCCTATGGCCTACAATACGCCAAGGCCATCTACAGCCAATGGGGTAGTGTAGAGTGGGAAGGCTCACTATATGGTAAGCGCTGGAAGGAGTTTGAGATTTCTCGCGACTACGCAAACGGAACACAGGACACCTCAATCTACAAGCAAATCCTTACGTCTCTAGACCCAAACAATGGAGACGGATCACTTGTAAACCTTGACTGGACACCAGTACCTATCGTTCCTAAGTTCGTAAAGATTGTAGTCAACAAAATCCTATCGTCTAAGTTCTACCCTAACGTAGAGGCTGTAGATCCACTCTCTCGCAGTGAGAAGGACTACGAAAAGAACAAGATGAAGGTATTCATCGAGAACAAAGATGTACTTAAGGAAGCTAAAGAGTCTGGACTACGTACTGAGGTAGACCCCGACCAACTTCCCGATACCGCAGAGGAAACTGAAATTTTCCTTGAGACCAACATCAAGACAGCTGCTGAAGTAGCTGCACAGATTGGTATCAATCTTACCCTTAGCTGGAACGACTTTGACGAGCGTGTGTTCCGTCGTAACGTAGAAGACCTTGTGACTTGCGGTATGGCTGTTACAAAGCGCAGCAACGACCCGAACTACGGAATCGTAGAGGAGTACGTTGACCCAGCATACTTCGTCCACAGCTTGACAGACGACCCCACGTTCAGCGACATCATCTACGCAGGACATATGAAGCGTATGAGTATCTCTGAGCTTAAGCGTGTGGCAGGTAATCAGTTCACTGAAGACCAGTACGAGAAGATGGCACGCACGGTGATGAACCGATTCGGTAACGATGCCAACCGTTTTATGGACCAGCGCTACGACGTAGGTATGGACCGCTACTACTACGGATACGACGAGTACACGATTAATGTACTTGACTTCGAATACGTAAGCGTTGACAACATCATCTTCGAGAAGAAGGAGTCTCGCTTTGGAAACGTAGGATTCTACTACAAGGGACACAAGTACAATGCACCACAGCAGAGCGTATACGATCGTGAAGCTGTTTATATGCAGAACCAGACGCTTTACGGCGGCTGCTACATCCTTGGCACTGAATACATCTACGACTACGGGGTAAAGAAAAATATACCTAAGAACGTACACGACCTTAGCCGTACTCGTATGAGCTACAGCGTGATGGCTAGCAATATCCGTCGTATGATTCCTAAGTCAATGGTAAGTTCCATCATTGGATTCGCTGACCAACTTCAGATCACTCACCTTAAGCTTCAGCAGTCAATCGCTAAGGCTAAACCTGATGGATTGATTGTAGACATCGAAGGACTTGAGAACGTACAGCTTGGTCGCGGCGGAGAGCTTCAGCCTTTGGATATCCAAGACATCTACGAGCAGACTGGTATCTTCTACTACCGTTCTAAGAACGCAGACGGAAGCTTCCAGAACCCGCCCATCCGTCCGTTGGACAACAGCATCCGAAACATCAACGAACTCATCACCATCTACAACCACGCACTACGGATGATCCGTGACGCTACGGGTATCAACGAGGTGATGGATGGAACAAGTCCTAAGGGAGACCAGCTTGTAGGCGTGCGTCAGCAGCAACTTGCCGCTGGCAACAATGCACTCTACGACATCACCAACGCAGCGATTGTGCTGTACCGCAAGATCTGTGAGGATGTAGTGAAATGTCTGCAAATTTTGCCTCAAAAATCTATTCTGTACAAAGCATACGAAACTGCAATTGGACGCGAAAATATGGCGGTATTGTCGAGCTTCTCATCCCTTCCTATGTACAACTTCGGAGTACGTGTGGTTAACGATATGGGTGAGCTTGACCGAATGTACCTAGAGCAGAACATTCAGGCTTCTATCGCTCAGGGTGAGCTTGACATCGAGGATGCGATTGCCATCCGTCAATTGCGTGATGTAGACCAAGCCGAGCGCTTGCTTATTGTGCGCCGTAAGAAGCGTATGAAGATGCGTCAGGAGATGGCCCAGCAGAACTCTCAGTTCCAAGCACAGGCTAATGCTCAGGTTGCTCAGGTTACCAGCCAAGCCAAAATGCAGGAAGAGCAGATGAAGGCACAGCTCGAGGCTCAGAAGATTCAGCTCGAGGGACAAGTGAAGGCTCAGATGCTTCAGCTGGAGTATCAGCTCAAGATGGAACTCGCTAAACTTCAGGGTCAGTTCGGTATTGCCGAGCAGCAGATCGAGTCTGGTGTACGTCAGAATGCAGACCAAGAGGCGGAAGATCGCAAGGATGACCGCATCAAGGAGCAGGCTGTAGCCCAGAGCAAACTGATTGCTCAGCGTAAAGGCGAGCGTCCTGAACTCAACAAGGAAGACCTTGAGGGTCAGGAAGACATTGTTGACATCATCCTGAACCAGTAAGTTTCTAGCTTATATTTATAAGGGGGCGGCACTACAGCTGCCCCTTTGTGTTTTGTACCTTTGCTACATTAGAGTTATACCCACCTATGGCGAACCAAGTAGACTTCAAGATCCTTCCTAGCGATCAGTTTAACGTATACAGTCCACAAAACAGAAGCGAAAAGGTAATTACCTATTTCACACTGCTTTCCAAGCTACGTGGCGACATCTTAGCCGTAGGCGGAGAAGACGACCCCAACGACATCGTCTCTGCATTCTACACCAGCGTAGGTGGAACCCAAACACTCCACCTCGTAAAGGCAGATGGTTCGGAGGTTACTGCTTCGGTTTCAGAACCTACCACTGGAACTGTAACAAGTGTAGACCTTACTGCTGGCACGGGCATTAGTGTCAGCGGAGGGCCCATCACTACATCTGGTAGCATAACAGTAACCAACACAGCACCAGACCAAGTCGTTTCACTAACTGGTGCAGGAACTACGGTGATCACTGGTACGTATCCAACATTTACGATTACGTCGAACGACGAGTTTGAGGGAACAGTAACATCTGTTGCTACAGCTGCCCCTATTACTGGCGGCACCATTACGACCACTGGAACGATTGGCATCACTCAGTCTGGAGCAGCTTCAGATGGCTATCTAAGTTCTACTGACTGGAATGCATTCAATAGTAAAGAACCGGCGCTAACCAAAGGGGACCTAACAGAAGCAACATCATCAGTTTTAACTATTACTGGTGGTACGGGTGCTGTTATCGGCACGGGTACAACCATACAAGTATCACAAGCAGGATCGTCTTCAAGTGGATACTTAAGTTCTACAGATTGGACTGCTTTCAATGGAAAA